TTGTTCTAAAATAAAATCAGCGTATAAAAATTAAATGGCAACCCACCAAGAAATAGCAGACGCTTGGGGTTGCTCCCAGCCTTATATTTCAAAGCTGAAGAAGATGGGAATGCCTACTGATACTATCGAAAACGCTACAGCTTGGAGAGAGTCGAACAGGGAAAGATCGAGCAGGGTAATCAAGACAGGCAGTATATCTGGAGGAATTGAAATCCCACCAGAAACAGGGAATCCAGTTAACCCTAGCGATCTGATGCGGGACGATATTTATGGATGCTTGGCTAGAGCGAGACAGACAGAGAAAGTCGCATATGCCATCCTTCATCAAGCACAGGTGAACAGGGAGTCTGGTCGATTGCCTAATCTGGTCAAGGCTCATAGGGAGGCAGTCAAAAGCAGAATGGAGGCAGAGATTAAGGTCGAAACTCTACAGACTGCGATGGGGTCAAAGATAGATGCTGATGTTGCTAGGGCGATCTTTTCCAGATACATGATGACGATTAGAAACCTTATGGAAGGACTTGGAGCGAGCGTTTGCAGAAGGGCAAACCCAAGCGATCCAGAGTTGGCGAAAGAAGCAATCGCAGATTGCGTAAAGCAGATCATATCAGTCATCGAGAAAACCAAGGGTGGCTTATTTACTGAGGATGCAAAAGATATTGACACTGAAGCAAATGAACCCACTTTGAGCAGAAATGAAGACGCAGTACCCCAAGCTATTGAGGCTGAAGTTAAGTGAGATACAAGGGGCTGGTTACAATCCTAGAAAAATTACTTCAGAGGCGATGGGTCGTCTCACGAAAAGCGTTGCAGATTTGGGGGATCTCCAACCCATCACGATCAATGTTCGGACTGGAAACAGGATCATCGGGGGTCATCAGAGGTTTAAGATTTATCAAGCTATGGGGCGGGACGAAATCGATGTTTGGGCAGTCGATCTACCAGAGGAAAAGGAAAAGGTCGCAAACCTCGCCCTCAACAATCTTGCGGGTGAATTCGACAACGAAGCACTCAAAAATCTCCTTGAAGAAATAGACCAGACAAATCTCGATCTTCAGCTTACAGGCTTCTCAAATGAGGAGATCGAAAAAATGATGCTGGCAACTCCTCCAGAGCCAGAGATAGGTGAAAAGGGCGAATCCGATCTTGGTGATATTGAAATGATTCCTCTTTATATTGAAAAAAAGAATCTCAAAGACTTTCTGGGAAAAATCAAAAAGATAGGCGAATACAAGAAAGTGGAAGGAACAGCCGAAATCATCAAGGACTGCGTGGATCGTACTTATGGGTCTTTGGGCTAAAACAAAGAGGAAAACAGACGAGGTTGCAATAGTCTGTTGTGGAGATGCGAATAGCCGACACGCTTGGTCGGCGACATTCATGGCCGAGGATTGTTTTCGGAACATGATCTATCCGCACCTATTTTTCTTTTCCCCTCACACAGCAAAGCAGAAGCAAAACAAAAAATTCCTTAATGAGAAGGGGCATCCAGTCTGGTTCTGTGGATCAAGCCAACAAGCAGGGCTGGAAATCATTTACAAGCTTTCACGATTTAGAATAAGGGCATGGGTCGGAGTCGCTCCACAAGTTCCAGAGTCATATTCAGTGATTCGCACTGGTGTTCAGTTTCTATGGAAAATGCGTCCAGCCAGAGACATCGTTTTTACTGATATGGCTATGGATGATGTGCTGATGAACTGGGCATTCGATGACCTCAAGCAAGTAATGACTGTTATTTGTCAGACCAATGCCGAAAAGATTCTTTATCCAATAGGAACAAATGTAATAAGCGTTTCGGAGACTTTAAAATGACAGGGGAAGAGCTTGAAGTGCTGGCGCATGGATTCTGGTTGCCAAGGCGTGATCTTTCGGTGACTGAGTGGGCAGAAGCCAATCTGTATCTTTCAGAGAGAGTTTCTTCCACTGCGGGGCCATATTCTACACTTCTCACCCCCTATGTTCGGGAGCCAATAGAAAACTTTCGAGACGAAAAGACAAGAGTATTGATTCTGTGCTGGGGAGCACAGACGGCTAAAACTACTTCCATCTTGGCTGGCATGGCCTACAGGCTGGATATGAAACCAATCCCTACGATGTGGGTCATGCCTAATGAGAACTTAGCTAGGTCATTCTCCGAATATCGCTGGCTTCCAATGGTGGATGATTGCGATGCTCTGGCTAGGCACAAACCAAAAAATCTAGACAAGTACAAGCTGATGGAACAGCATTTTGATAAGATGTCGGTCTGGTTTTTTGGCAGTAATAGTCCCGCCAATCTTGCATCTCGTAGTGTAGGCTTACTGATTTGCGATGAAACTGATAAGATGGCAGAAGCAACATCTAAGGAGGCAAACTCCCTAGCCTTGGCAGAGGTGCGAACCAAGACCTACCCGCTTTCCTTAACAGTTCAGACATCCACCCCTACGACTGATTATGGTCATATCTGGCAAGCGTTTAAGCGAGGCGATCAAAGATATTACCATGTCCCTTGCCCATTCTGCAAAGAAGAGCAGGTTTTAAATTGGCCTAATGTGAAATGGGATGAGGGAGCCAGAGGAGCAGATGGCGAGTGGGACAATGAAAAGGTTAAGACAAGTGCCTACTACGAATGTTCGGCTTGCAAGGGAAAGATCACAGACGGACACAAAACAAAGATGCTCCGACAAGGCAAATGGAAACCAACAAACCTTAATCCAGAGCCACAAGTAAAATCCTACCATCTATCGGGAATATATTCGCCTTGGGAGACTTTCGGCAAGCTGGCAGTGCAATTCTTAAACGACAAGAAAAGCGTTATGGGATTGCAGAATTTCGTTAATTCAGTGCTGGCACAGCCTTGGGTAGAAACAGAGCGAGAAGAGGAAGTCAGAATCACTGGATCGGGTTATCGTATGGGGCAGAAGTGGGAGGAGGCAACCAGGCGAATCATCACGGCAGACATTCAAGAGGCAAAAGGATTCCATATGTGGGTTGTGGTTCGAGGCTGGAATGCCAAGGGAGAGTCAAAGCTAGAATGGTGCGGGAGACTGGAATCTTGGGATGCCCTACGATCCACCCAGTTAGATTGGAAGGTTGAGGACAAGATGGTTTTCTGCGATAGCGGAGCCAATACTAGGGAAGTTTATTATCAAGCCTGTCGATGGGGATGGACTTGCTTGCTTGGTTCGGACAGCCAACAATTCGTTCACATGACTTCCACTGGTAGGACGATTCGCCCCTATTCAACAATCAACTGGGGTGATCCTCTTTCGGGTACAGGCAGGTCGGCACAGAGCGAGGGACTAGTGAAATCAAAATGTCCTGTGATTAGGTGGTCAAATCCAGCGGTAAAGGATATACTTTCAATGCTAAAAAACGGCAAGATGAGCAAGTGGGAGATTCCAGACGATTGCCCCGAAGACTGGCACAATCATATGAACGCAGAAATCAAGAAGGCAAAGTTTAATCCCCTTTCTGGAAGAACAAAGATGATATGGGTAAGGATTCGAAGGGATAATCACTTATTTGACGCTGAAGCCATGAACCTAGTAGGAGCTATGCTTTCTGGCTGTATGCCCACCCCACAATCAGAAAAGATCGATGAGGAGGCCGAAAAATGAGCTTTAAACTGGCTTTATCGTGGCTTTTGTATCAAACAGGGCATTTATACAGCTTTTTCATGTTAAGCACAGGATTGGGCTATTGGCTCTATCGTCAGCTTATGCTCTGGTCATGCTATCTGGATGAAAATGCAATTATCTGGAAGCGTGTTAGCAATCGCAATAAATATAAGAGAAAGTTGACAGCTACACAAAAGCATGGCTGTGCAAGGCGTATATTTCGGACTCGATCTAGCCACAGTAACAAACATTCGAACCGAAACACTAAATGCGATTGAAGCTATCTTGAAAACTGGTGCTTCATATAGTATTGGTGGTCGGCAACTTACGAGAGCAAATCTGCAAGAGCTACAGAACACAGTCATGGAATGTACGGCGGCTATCAATCGATTGTCGGGGCCAAGAGCTAGAATCAATCGCACTTTCCCAGATTATTCAAGGGGCGGTAGGAGTTGATATAAATAGCGATATTTATGAATTATATCGATAAAATGCTCGAAAAAGTAGATAAGATGCAAACAGACCTAGAGATTCAGAAGGCTCCAGTCGAAGTTCTTACAGAGATCGCCCCCAAGAACAACGGCGATATTATTGTTACCAAGCTCCTATATGTGCAAAATCAATTTCGTATTTATCATTGGCAGACAAAGAGTTATGCGAATCATAAAACTTTTGGCAACATTTACGAAAAGCTGGATGAGTCTATTGATGAACTTCTTGAAACTTATTTTGGCAAGTATGGAAGAGCGCAAGCAACCACAAACTTTAATATTTCATTGATGAACTTGGTGGATGGTGCTGGTGTGACTTTAGCCAATCAAACAATAGACTTTTTGATGGGTGAATTTACTCGTAGCATTAAACAATCCGACACCGATTTATTGAACCTTCGGGATGGGATTGTGGGAGAATTGAACAGGTTCAAATATCTAATCAGCCTATACTAATATGAAAATCCTAGAACTTATTGACCAAGCCTTATCAATGCTGGAAGACACAAGCAGAGCAACAGCCATGTTTGCCAGACTTATGAAGTTGTCGCATGAGATCACTCATCCAGAGCACCCCACAAATGGAGAGGCCAAGGCTGAATTCTACAAGGTGAAAGAGGAATTGCTGAAAGAATCTAAATACGCTATTGCTAGAGCCTACCAACTGAACACAAAGATTCCTCCAACCCAAGACAAAAACATTGTGGCTCATTATTATGACGATGCCTTGCAGTATATCGAGAAACTTGGCTTTAACATTGATTTACCTCGCAGAAAAGATAACGCTACTGAGGACATGGGGGCGAAGGAAGGGCGATGCTGGGAAGGCTATCAGCCAGTAGAAGGTGTTGCCCCATATGCAAAGGGAAGTTGCGAGAAGAAATAATCTATGCCCGATTTAAACCTATTCGAGAAGGCACTCTCTGTAATTAACCCTAACTTCGGGGTCAAACGGCTTGCGGATAAATGCAAACTGATTGAATTTACAAGGTTCGCTGGGGCATATCCTCTTCGGGATAGACTTCCTTCTCGCCCTCTTTCTGGTGGTGAAGGATATTCTGCTACCTATGAACGGCTGGAGCTTCTAAAAGCTGGTCGTGACCTAGAAGACAACAATCCTATTGTTCGCTCTATTCTTCTCAAATTCTCGCAGTATGCCCTCGGAAATTTCCGCTATATGTCCCGCACTGGGGATAGGCAAGTCGATCAAGCTTATGAGGATTACTGGAATGCTTGGTGCAAGCGTTGTGACTTCTTTGGACGACACACTTTTCAAGCCTTGTCTCATCTTGCCCTTCGTTCAGTTCTTCGGGACGGAGATGTGGGATTCGTGATTACTAGGGAACGCTCCATCGATGGACAAGTAGATCCTAACAGCGACATCAGACTTCAAGCGGTAGAGGCAGATCGTATTGGAGGAGCTTTTGATAATCCCACTTCCTCACAGGAATACATCGCTGGACTGAAATTTGATGAATATGGTCGCACGGTTGCCTACAAAGTTTATCGGCGCACTCAAGGCAATTTCTATACAGACGCACAGGACATTCCCGCACAAAGTTTCCTATTGATCTATGATCCCCTTCGGCTGGACGAAGTTCGTGGGCGTAGCCATCTCGCTTCGGTTGTGAACTATTGCAAGGACTTAGCCGAAACGATGGATGCCGAAAACCTCGCCGTAAAGAATGCGGCGTTTCGCATTATGACCATCTCGAATGCTACTGGATCTTCGGATGATCCCGCATCTTATTTTAATCAAGCGCAGACTGATTCTTACGGAAATACGATCAATCTCGAAAATATGCAGAGAGGTCAGGTGAACTACATACCCACTGGATCTGAAATGAAGATGTTCGAGAGCAACCGCCCATCCTCGGCTTTCCAAGGATATGTCGATTTAATCGTTCACATGATTGCCTTGGCTTTTAATCTTCCTTTTGGATTCTGCTATGATCTATCCAAGTTGGGTGGCCCCACAGTTAGGCTCGAAATGGCTCTTGCTTCACGGACTTTTAAAAGATGGCAGACGATCTTCGAGGATCGATTCTTTGATAGGGTCAAGAATGTTGTGTTGGCAGACGGAATCGCTAGAGGCAAAATCCCCCCAATCAAGAATTTCACAAACGGAAAATGGATCTATCCATCGGATTCTACCATTGATGTCGGGCGTGATTCACAGGCTAATATCAGCTTATTTAAGGCGGGTCTGATGACGGCGGCAGAGGCATACGGAGTAAAAGGAGAGGACTACGAGGAAGCACTTCGGCAAAGGGCTTATGAGGTAAAGCTTGCCAAGGATTTATCAAAGGAAATGGATGTTCCAATCGAATCAATTTCAGAGGCTTTCAAGCCATCACAGCCATCATTCCCTATGCCAGCACCCGCACCAGAAGCAGAACAGGCTCCAATCGAGCAACCAAAACAGGAAGAAGTCAAAGCTTCCCCACAATATCTGAATGACGATTTTATCCCAAGGGCAAGACGCACCATCAATTCCAAAACATTTACCACGCAAGATGCGGAGATGATTCTGGATGCTATCGAAATGCAATCGATTGATGACATCGATCTTACTCCCTCTGAGGACATGGTCGAAGCGGCCAAGTCTGCTTTGCGAGTAAGGGCTGAAAAGCCAGCCAGCCAGCGTGGAATGACGCAGGTAGGAATCGCAAGAGCTAGGGACATTATTGGAAAGAAACGGCTAT